CTTAATGGAAGTCACTAATTTTTTGACTACAAACTCTGTCAAGTTAGTGGCAGAGCCAAAAGCATTAATAGCATCTATTCTGGATAGTGCATATTACAATCCAGAGTCAGCAGCATCTATTATTAAAGACAAAACGCTCAGGAGGCGAATTATGTCAGCTGCTGAATTTGCAAAAAAGGAGTCTAACAACTTGCTTATTGAGCCACAGGACTTATTGGCATCTATGCAAGAGGAGTTACTAAAAGTCGAAAGGCAAGTTCATGGGGACAGATATCAGCTGTTCTCTGCTAATAAGCTGGCTATGTCCGTTTTTGATTATCTTACTTCAGAACATCAGAAATTGCCTAATTTAGGCTGGTATTCACTTGATAATATACTAGAAGGCATTCGTCCATGTGTGTACCTTGTAGCTGGCGGTACAGGCATGGGGAAAACGTCTTTTATGTTAGCCATGGCAATGCAATTAATGAAGCTGCATGGATTGCCTGCATTGTACTTTACTCCTGAGATGACACAGGAGCAGTTTGCAACAAGAGTTTTGTCAAACATCACTGGAATAAATTCTAGTGATTTGTTGCAGATTGGCAGAAATGAGCAACATCACAAGTGGGATACAATGAGTCAGGGTATTGCTCAATTGGGAGAATTGCCATTGTATGTGAACGATAATAGTTCACCGAGCATGGCAATCATTGAGTCAGATATCAGGAAAGTGATAGCTCAGCGTGGTGAGAAGATGGCTGTATTTGTGGATTATTTACAGCAATTGCCACCTGTATCTAAAGATGGTGATTCTGCATCTGAGCTAGGACGACGGATGCAACTACTTGATAATATTTCTAAGAAATATCAAGTACCGTTATTCGTTGGTTGTCAGATTAATCGTAGTAACGCTACTACACAAGACAAACGTCCTGATTTGTTTAGTATTCGTGGTAGTGGAGAGATCGCGGAAAAGGCAGCTGTTATTCTAGGATTGTTTCGTTCTGCTTATTATAGTAAAGATCCAGGAGATTATAGCTTTGAAGTTTTAGTGTTAAAAAATCGATGGGGAAGGATGGGCGAGACTGCTTATCTTCAATGCGATCTCGGTACATCTACGTTCAAGGACACAACAGTATAATGCAACCTATTATGGTGGCTTTCACCCCAAGTTTTGTCAGAAAAATTTTACTACGGGAGAAGACGATAGAGCTACGCAAGTTTTCTCCAGTTTCAAACAAGTTAATTATTTTTGAAAAAAGACCAATGATGGCTATTGTAGCCAAATGCAAAATTAAACAAATAGTTTCTGGAAATGCGGATTATTGGTGTAATTATTCCAATAAACTTTGCATGTCTACAAAAGAAATTAAAGATTACTTAGGAGAGTCTGATGGCTATGGTTGGTACTTGTCTGATATTCAAAGAACTAAACAAGTACCATTTAACATGTTGGGATTGTCTTGTATTCCAAGTAAATTTATTTACACTCCTTATGACTGGTTTTACAACTTATAAGGAATTGCAAGTTTTTGTAACTTACTTTAGAATATTGTCAAGATATTTATTGAGTTAAGTTATGACTAACATAGAATCAAGGAAAAAATCTCAAAAAAATTATTACCTAAGAATAAAGGCGGGATATAAAACTATCGCTTGTTCTCTTTGTGGAGCGCGATTAAAAGTAGATTCCCGCCATTCTCCAATATGCTGGGGCTGTTGGTATAAAACTGAAGAAGGAAGATTGTATCTGAAAGAAAAACAACAAAAAAGCAGAGCTAAGAAAAAGAAAATAATAGAAATACTGAAAAATTTAGAAAATAAATTCTAAACCACTTGACAAGATAGTTCTGATAAGTTATATTTGTAGTATTGAACAATACAGGACAATAGTATGAAAAACGTAATTGCAGCTTTAACAAAAGCTAAACTTCAATTTAAACCACTTAAAAAGAGTGGGTTTAATAAATTCCTGAATTATGAATATTCGACCTTGTCGGATGTTCACGCTGCTGTTGATGTAGGTTTAGCCCAAAATGGGCTTGCTTGTGTTTTTACGTTTGAAGATGAAAAATTGACTTTGACTCTTTGGCACGAGTCAGGAGAAAGTTTATCGTCGTCCACTACACTACTTGTCGAAAGGACCAAAGGCAGGGACGGCAAAGAACAATCCTACTGCCACGCGTGGGGCAGTGTGATTACGTACACGAGAAGATATTTGTTAGAATCTCTTCTAGGCCTTTCGGCTGAGGAAGATGATGATGCGCAAGAATCAGTACTATTAGACAAAAAAGAAACTATTAGTGCTAGTGTCAGTAGGTTATCAGATGAGCAAGTCAACAAATTGATGGATGTTGCTCGTCAAAGCAATCTATTGGACTCTAATGGAGACATTGGGGATAAAGTAAAAATTGCCATAACGGCAAAAACTGGACTAAAGTCTAAAATTAAATCTTTTGGGGAAATTCCCCCGGAGAAATACGAGCTAATTATAGCTTGGCTGCCAACTGTTAAGTTAGAATAGAAAATTAGATACTTTAAAATACCCCGCATCCAGTTAGGAGCGGGGTATTTTATTGATTAGTTATTGTCTCAACTGAATAGGCATTAGTAATCTTAAATTATCTGGATCTCCCATTTTAGACAAGATAACCGGTGTTAGTTCTTGATTCATTTGAAGTCTCACCTCTTCTCCATTAAGAGATTTTAATGCTTCTAAGATGTATTTTGCATTAAAACAAATTACAATTGGGCTTCCGGAGAAATCACAATTTAATGTGTCAATAGCGCTGCCAACGCCTTGATTTTCAGTTGTTAATTCTACTTTTTGTTCATCTGGCACAAAAGTCATTTTCACAATATTATTTTTTGAGTCAGACATAATATTAACCCGTTCCAGTGTTTCTATTAGCTGCTTTCTAGAAATACAACATTCTCTCTCAAATTGTCTTGGTATTAATTGAGAATAGTTTGGATAATTTCCCTGTAATGTTCTGAAGACAACAGTAGTGTTGTCTGATTGAATTTTGGCTATTGACTCTGAAAATGTTAACTGAAATACGCTATAAGGCTTTACAATTTTAATTATTTCATGTAAAACCTTTGCTGGAATAGTGCATGCGTTTATAGTTTCTTTGCTTTCGTAAGAAAATACTGATAGCCTGTGTCCATCGGTTGTGGCTAAGCACATTTTTTCGTTTTTATACTGAAAATTTACTCCAGTTAATACTTGTTTAGTTTCATCACTAGAAGCAGAGAAAAGAACGGATTTTAATCCTTCTAGCAACTTTTCAGCAGATAGCGATATTTCTTCACTTTCCTCTAAAGATGGAAAAGTTGCATACTCTGCTGAGGAAACACCATTAATTTTGAATTTACCAGTTTTGTGCTTAATGTTTAATGTTGTCTCGTCTGTGTTTACTTTAATCTCTAAATCACAGTTAGGTATTTTGTTGATGCTGTCTACTAACGCTCTAGCGGAAACACAGATAGAGCCTTCTTCTATTATTTCTGCTGCAATTTCTGTTTTAATCCATATAGATAAATCAGACCCTGTTATAATTAAATTGTCTTCCTTAGCTTCTACTAAGAAACAACCTAAGATAGGGTGGGTAGGACGAGCTGAAATTGCTCTAGCGACCTGATTTATTGCATTAGAAAAACTAGCTTGGTTTACGAAAAATTTCATGATTAACTACTCTGTATTGCCAATTTAATTATATGATAGAAATTCAATTAAATCCAAGATTTAAAACAAAAATTAAACAAAGAACAATTGACTTTTTAACACAAAACGGACGCGCTCAGTCGCTAGATAACTTTTATCAAGTTCCGTCTAATTATAGTGAGTTTTTGCAAGAGTGTTGTCGAATTAGATCTGGTAATAAATTTATTCCTTTTGCTCCGTTTGAATATCAAAAAATTGTTAGTGATTTAATAGATAAATATCGCGGTATAATGATTTTCAAAACAAGACAATTAGGTTTAACTGAATGTATTTCTGCTAAGTTTTTACATAAAGCATTGTTAAACCCTGCCTACGCTGCGGCTGTATTGTCTTTAGGACAAAAAGAATCTTCTAATATTGCAGTGCGTATTCAATCCATGCCTGCTAATATCAAAGACCTTAGATTTTTAACTAAATCTAAAACGGAGATCCACTTTCAGAATGCTGGTAAAATATGGTTTCGCCCTGCTACAGATAATGCTACACGGTCACTAGAATCTGTTAGTGATATTTTTTATGATGAGGCTGCATTTCCTCCTAATTTTAGTGAGATTTATGCATCGTCAACACCATCACAAGAAGCGGTAGGGGAAAATGCCAGAACTATAATGGCTACAACAATGTCTCAACTAGGAAAATTGTCGACTTTTTGGCAAATGTTTGATTCAGCTAATCCAGTAAATGCAGAGGAATTGATAGAAAAAATTAAAGCAGGTAAAGAAGAGCCGTGCTATTGGTGGGTGGACAACAATGGCTGGGCAAAAGTAATTATTCATTGGAAGGCTCATCCAGTATATAGCAATGTTCCTGACTTTTTGCAAAAGACTAAAGAAAAACATAAATTAACAGATGATGCACTTAATAGAGAATACAATCTTGGCATTCCTGATTCAGGTGGTGCTTTATTTAGTTCTGAGAATGTTTTTAAATGTGCTGTTGGTAGTTGGGCATTACCAAATAAAGAAAGACATTATATGGCAGCATTAGATCCAAATTTTGGAGGTACAGACTATTGGGAGTATTTAATAATTGACATTACTGATTATCCATATCAAGTAGTAGCTGAGTACAGAGAAAACGATAGACAATCTTTGTTCTGTATAGACAAAACATTACAATTATCAGATGCTTACAATCCTGTTTTAACTGTAATAGAACACAACTCTGGTGGTGCTATTATTGCAGCTGAAATTGTTAAACAGCGTCCTGGTTTAGCAATTGACACAGTAGCCACTACTAACACTTCTAAAGTTGTTAACACAGACCGATTGGCATTAGCATTAGAAAAAAGAGAGATTATATTTCCAGCTAATTGGGCAGGGTTAACAGAATTTAAAAGTTTTTCTCTTCAAACTAGAAATGCAATGTATGGACATGATGATTGTATTATGTGTTTAAGCATTGCTTTTGCTAGATTAGAAACAGCGTTAAGAAGACGCGGAGGAGCGTTAGCAGCAGATCTGGGAACTGTGTCTAGAGCAAAATCTAGGTTTAGATAAATAATTTGCCAGCTTATTGAAGCGAAGCTGGCTTAGGTAGGAGAGGCTACCATAAAAAATAGTATCACAAGTTTATCAATTTATGCTTTAAAAAATATTAAGATTTAAAATAAAGTATAAGTTAATTTATTTTTTATGCCAAATTACGGGAAAATCTTTAACAAAATATGGCAATTTTTTAGACGTTCTAGTTCCTCAGATCTAGAAGGGTATAGGCAATCTGTTATTTACCCAGCTATTCAGTTTAAAGCTAATTATGATTTACCAGAAACTCCAATACGTCCAGTACATGGTGATTTAAATATTTCTTATGATTTATTGGAGATGTATTATTGGAGTTATGAATATCGTCATGCCATAGACACTATAGCATCAGATTGCTTTCAAGAAGTCGAGGGACAAGTATCTAGTTGGTATGTTTCTGACACATTAATAGATGGAAGTTCTGTTGCTCCAGAAGTATTAGAAATAGCCAAAGAATTATCTACTGCTCGTTGCGGAAAAGATTTAATTTTAGGTGGTGATTTTTTAATACGAGCTGCTGTAGAAGCGTTGGCTTTTGGAGATAGTTTTGTGGAACTTGGTATTGGTAAAACTGGGTTAAGTAAAGATGATTGGGATATTACTGCTAGTCAATATTTACCAACTTTTTCTATATTTGTAGAGAAAACTGCTAATAATGAAACTCTCAAATATATACAACGAACTAAGTTAATGTCTTCTGATGATGACTTAGAGTTTAATCCAGTTAAAATACTTCATTTTAAGTACAAATCTCGCGGTCTTTATGGCAATTCTATTGGTTTTCCTTCGATAGAAACATGGCGCAAATTTAAAGATTGTTCCGTAGCTTTAGAAACCGCAGCACGAGATGTGGGCATTACTCCTTGGCTTCATATTTTACCAGAAGACAAAACAGAACAAGACAGAATTGATTATATGCAACGTCATGAAAGCATGGCGGCATCTGGCATTATCACAAACTTGTATTTAATGTCTGGTTCTGATGTCCGTAAAGCAGCTAGCACATCCGGAGATGCGTTAACTCCATTAGTCGATTACTGGTTAAAATTGCGATATCAATGCATTCCACCAAGAGTGCCAGCATGGATATTCCCCGGCTTAGCTGATACAGCAAGTGGAGCCAAGGACATTCATGGACAACCAGCATTAACATACAGCAGATTAATTGGGGAAGTACGTTCATTGATTGGAGAACAAGTGCGGTGGGCAATTTGCGTTAAAATGGTTCTTAGATATGGCTATGATTTCTACTTAAATAATCGAGCTTTTGACGTTAAGTGGCCTAAATGGGTATTAACTCCAAATTCTGAATACACTCAAGTTATGAGTGAGTTTACTCATCAAGATTCTACTCCTCCACCACAAGATTTACAACTAGAAAAATACTATGCTAGAAACTAAGTTTGTACCTGAAAAATCAGATCTAATCCCATTAGATGAATTACTTAAAACAGCATTAATTACTGATGATGATGTTAATAACTATATTAAAGATTGGGACAAAAACAATGTTGAATATGCTGGTTTACTAAAAGCTGAAATTGTGGCTGAGGAGTAACAATGGCAGATTTCTCCTTTGACACTAAAACTCAAAGATTCCGCTATACTTCTGGTATTTTTGCTGGTAGATTTGTATCTAGAGCAGACATACAAGAAGTGATAGAAAATAATATTAATAGGCTAAAAGGAGATATTAAAACTACTACTCAATTGCTATTAGATAAAAAAATAACTGTAGCAACATGGGAACAAACTATGCGGGAGATTATTAAAAAAGGTAATACTCAATCTTACCTAGCAGGTAAAGGAGGTAATTATCAATTCAAAGCTAGGGATAAAGGAGTAGTAGGCAATAGTTTAGTTGATGAATATGCTTACCTACGACGTTTTTCTCAGGAAATTAATAGCGGTAATTTATCTCCTGCTCAAATATTAGACAGGTCCAGTAAATATGGAGATTCTTTCTATAAATTCTATGAAAGAGGAAGGTCAGAAGCACATAAAGAAGCTGGATTTAAATGGGAAAAATGGGTAATTGGAGCATACAACAACGTTTGCCCTGACTGCATTTCTTATTCAATGAATGGCTGGCAAATAATTGGATATTTTCCACCAATTGCTGTTGCCACGGCTTGTAAAATGCGCTGTAGATGTCACAAAGATTATTCTAACAGTGTTACTAAACCAATTGTAGATTTATTAAATTCAAAACAAGGATGGATTAATTATGGAAGTTATGCTACAAAAGCCAGTTAAACGTACTTTATACATGGGTTCTCCTACACCAGAAGATTTAGATAAAATCAAATTTTATACTAAAGAAGATTGGGAGTATGACGAATGGTATGTTGTTCCGCTGCGTGCTTCAGACAATTTAGTTAGTAGAAGCTATAAAGTGTGGCATGATGACGTTCTACAACAAATGCCTAAAGAATTGATTGGTAAAAATTTAATATACAACCACGAATGGAGTGAAGCCGAGGAATCAATTGGTTTTATATTAGATGCTTTTTTAGTGTCTGAACCAAGTTATGACAACGCAATTGACAGCGGCGACAGATACACTAAAAACATGTCTATTGTAAAAAATAAAGGGTATAAATGCGTTTATTGTCTAGCTGCTATTCATGCATCAAAAGCTGAAGACATAATGAATATTAAGACAATGCGCGTTAATAAATGCTCTACTGGTGGTGTATTATCTCAAGTAGATATTATTTGTCCTAATTGCTCTGCTGAATACGGGAGAGAAGTCAGCTTCTTTGAATTAGATTCTATGGGTAAATACATCTGTCCTCACCAAATACCAGGAGGATATGAATACGACGAAGACGACGAGATAGCTGATTATGCAATTTGGAATGGCATATTTGAGGGTGTTGAGCTATCTTTAGTCGTTTGCGGAAATTTACCCAATGCTGAAATTTTAAGATAGAATAGTTTAGCACCTTAAACAACAAATCAAAGTGCTGTCTGTGGCAATTGGCAGCACTTTTTACTTTATGCTTCGTAACTACTATTTAGCCACTCAACAAACTTATCCAAGAGCAAATACAGTGTTTGCTCATTGGCTTGTCTTTGCCAAAATTCTTCTCTACTCATCTTTCCTTCTACAGGAAACATGAGTTCTTTAAATTTAAGATCCATCCAAGGCTTTATTTGTCTTGATTGACAATCGCCGTCCGGGTGGATCTCAACTACAACATTTTCTACAATGTCGTTCCACAGAACATTATCAAATGTTTTGTCGCATGCAAACACAAACCGCTCCCACGCGTTGACTTGGATTGCGTATTCAGTTAATTCCCACGCACGAGAATTTCCTGGGTCTCTTACATATCTCATATACAGTCCCTCCTATTCAATAGTTATAATAAACCACAAATATATAGTTGTCAATAATTTATTTATGTAATTTTCGATAATTTCTTTGCAGTGTTTTAACAAACGCCGGAGTATTTTTGTTTTTCCAAACTGGGTCTGTTTTGCTTATAATCCAATTCTCTGAGGAATGACATACGTTTTTATGACAGTACTTACATACTGGGAAGAAGTTAACTCCATATTTATCCCCAGATT